TGTGCCAGCAGCGGACGTTGCGCGGTATGTTAGTTATGATACGAAATGTTTGCGTAAGATTTTTTCTAATAGTGAAAAAATTACTGTGACCCTTTTTGGAGTAATCGTCTGATAAGGCCGATATAAATAAAATTGCCATTTCTCCTGTCGCAGTTCTGGCAGGGGTTTTATGAGTTGACCATTTGCTAAGTACTCTCTACAGATAAAATCGCTGGACTGTACAACCGTTTTGCCAGCCAAAGCGGCCTGAATTTCTGCGTATGGGTCCGTAGTATAAAATTCAATATGACGAGGGACAAAGGTATTCACTGCGTCACTCATAAATTCAAAGATTTTTCCCGTTTCAGGATTAAGTAAACCACTGAATGGATAACGTTGCCGAAGATCTTCTAAATCCGTTGGAGCTCCCAGGCGCGCAACGAGTTCTGGGGATGCTACCAAAATATGTTCCACCTGCGTGATATTTTTAATGATAAAGTTTGGATTAGGTTCTCGCCCGACGCGTATACCTATATCGATACGATGCTCGACAGTATCAAGTTTCATCATGTCTAAACGCCAGTCGATAAATAATTCAGGATATGGGCGTAGCGCAGTCAATAGTTCATATAATACTTGTTCATGCTTTGGAAATCGAAGCGACGTGATACGGACAATGCCCTTCATTTCATTATCATCTTTCGCCGTCTGAAATAGTTTTTCCGAATCCTCTAGCAGTCGCCTGGCTTGAGGTAAAAAAAGCTCACCGAAGCTTGTGAGAAAGATCGAGCGAGTATTGCGTCTGAAAAGGGGTTCATCAAGCTGTTTCTCCAGCTCAGCGATTGTTCGTGTTACAACCGATGGTGAAACCGAAAGCTTTATAGAGGCTTCGCGGAAGTTGAGGGTCTCAGCGGCGATGATAAAAAACTTCAGAGCATCAAGTTTGTTCATGATTGTTGTGAAAGTTGCAATAATGTTTTTTGATATTAGCAATTAATTTGCAATTATTCCAGTCGTATAATCAAACCATCAAACAAGTAATCTATCGTATCCTTTTATCAGAACTTTGAAGAGTAATTTATGGCAATACAACCAGTAGAATTAAACAAAGCCTATCGTTTATTGCAGGTCGGGCCAACGACGATGATATCGGCTAAAAATAATGGTATTGAAAATGTCATGGCAGCTGCCTGGGTGGGATTAGTAGGCAATAACAAAGTGATGGCTTTTATAGGTCCACAGGCATTTACACGCGGCCTTGTCGAAAAAAGTGGATATTACGTTGTCCAGGTCCCAGTAGTAAATCAGATGGAAATGGTTTTATATGCAGGCGGTCACAGTTATTCTGACATACCCGAAAAAAACAATAAAATCCCACTTTTTTATCAGAAAGAGTTTGATCTGCCTTTAGTTGTAGGTTGCGCTGGCTGGCTAGTCTGTAAGGTTATACCCAATGAAGAAAATGAAAAGCAGCACAACTTGTTCATGGGGGAAATTGTCGGAGCATGGAGTGATGACCGCGTTTTCAGGAATGGGCACTGGATTTTTGATGATGCGCCTGATGAACTACGTACTGTCCATTACGTAGCTGGCGGACAGTTTTACGCCATTGGCAAAGGTACAAAATTTAATTATGGTCCGGGAAAAGACTAATCCTTACTTCTGTATAAATGTAGCCATAGAAAATGGCTACATAGAGGTAAGAACACCAAAATCAACCCACTAAAGATGTCTGCTCTTCGCTCATAGCGGACCTTCAAGAGCATAGAGATGCCGCGGCTAAGCGGCATTTTCATCTACTACATTCACCTTACTTTCTGGTGTGTGAAGCGTTTCAGGTCGAAATCGATTATTGTGCGTTGGTCACGGAAAATGCCGCAACGACCGTAGCGGATCAATTCGCCCCGTGCAATGGCTATTCGTATGTATTTCTCTGCGGTGGTGCGATGCAGATCGAACATCCCAACGACTTCTTTCGTCGTGATACGGCCATGCTTTTTCACCAACTCAATGATCCTTGATATGATTTGGTTGCGTTCACTCTGTGTTTTTGGTCTCGGCATCGGTTACGCCCTCCCCGCCTGACGCAGGCAGTCTTTACGACGCTTGGCGATACGGGCGACCTCAACAGCACTACCAGCTATGCCAAACATTTCTGAATATACCGCAGCTGCTCTTCGCCACAGGCCTTTTGCCTCAAGCGCCTTCGCTTTCTCCTCTGCGGCCTGCATCCTGACTGGATCGCTTTTTTCCGCCATACACGGAAGGATTACATCCGGAATATCCGCGTCTGGTACCACCTCGTATGTGTACTGAACACTATTCCGGGAACGAACGATCACGCCTTGGTCGCTTAAGTCACGAAGCAATTTGCCAGCTGTTGCACCTGACATATCCAGTGCCTCTGCAACATCGCCTACGGCGCAGTTCGGTTGGTAGCGCACAAACACTGCTACCTGCTGTTTTTGTGTTAATGCTTTGGTCATTGGTCAATGCTCGATTAGTTGGTTAAACCTGCCGCTTTGCGGCGCTTGTACTCTTCCATCAGCAGCTGTGCCGGAGTTGGCCCTGCCGGATGCTGCGGTGCAGCAAGCTGGCGACGGATTGGTGGAACCGACAACCCGTTACTCACGTGCTTCGTCCATTTGGTCAATAACTTCTCAGCGAGTTTTTTCAGTTCCCCCTCAGTCATCTGGCGCTCTACGCCAGTCCTGCGCATTTCTATGCAGATGTGGTACAAAACCGGCTGCGGCCACGGGTATTTATCACTTCCCGAAAAACGATATGACTCGTTACGCCAACGGCGGTATTCAGCCATCACCCGAGCCGATGTAAGCCCGAACGGGTTAGCCCCACTCTCAGAAACCAGCGATACGAACTCAGCCAGATCAGGAGGCCATGTATTACCTACCGCGCAGCGCTCCATGCACTGCTGGCAAACCAGTTTAATCTGGGCCTCAGTCATCGAACCTATCTGAGCTATCCAGAGGGCCGTAGGCTCTGCCCCATTCTTCTGCGTCCATCGGTTCGAGAAGATTTCCCCCATCACCTGCCATAGCCGCCATGCCGTTTCCGTCGCCATCAAGTCCGTTCCGGCGTCGCCACTCTGCGTGTGCTGATTGAATTTGCTGAACAGCTCGGGATGCTGTTGGCTCTGATCGAACTGCTGCATTGTCGTTACCTCCAGACTGTGGTTTTTGTTTAGCTCTCACCCGCACTACATGCCTTGTAAACTTCTGTTCCCACTGAATTTGCGTGAACACCTTCCCATCGGAATTCCAGAACGCGATAAATTCGGCCAGTTCAGTAGGCAGGTATGCAGGAACAGGCAAATTAATCCCCCAGGTAGCAGCCAGCCGGGGCCAGTCCTCCGATGGAAGCCAACTGTCATGCATCATGAATTTACCGATAGGTATATCCAGACCGTCCAAATAGCAGGGGGCTGTTGGTTCAACTGGCGGGAATGCTCCACCTGAATTTTCTTTCGCGCCCGCGCTTAGAGAGGGGTTTAAGATCTGTTTACTGCTTACTGCTTTCTGGATACCTGATGCCAAAGCCTTAGCCTTATCCTTAGGCAAAGCGAAAGCCTTATCAAAAGCCAACCCCATAGCCTCGGAAACCCCGTAGCATGCGGCTTTCAGCGATTCGAATGCTTCCAGCTTCAGCGCGCAATTTGGTAATAATTCATATGATCTGGCCCAAGATTTGATCACATTTACCGATGCAGGAGGATTGTGCTTAACAGCATTAGGCAACCAAAAAACCCTCGCCTTGAGGTCTGCTTTTACGAGACCTAAGGTCATGGCTTCACCTAAGGCTAAGTCGAAGTCTTCGACATTCCAGTTCAATTCCTCAGCCATTGCAGCGCGCCCTGCTTTATAGAGCCCAGGGATAATCCCAGTGAAGGGGCCAGTAAGAAGATATATAAACAGGCTTTGTCCACTCGGTGGCAGCGGTGACAATGCGCGGAATTTAGGATCATCCCACATAGTGATCTTCACCTTTCGGTAAGGCTCGTTACTTGCCTTACTTTTTGGCATAGCCTTAGCCAAAGGATTAGGCATATCTCACCTCGCGGATTGTCGACTTAATGTTCATTGGTCAAACTCGATTAAAAAAATTGTGGCGCTACGGCGCTGATACTCGCCAGTAGTGGTCCCGCCGCATCAGCAGGTAACATGTTGAACAAGGCGATTGCCGCTTCGCGGATCTCCTTCTCAAGCTTTTGTAGCGGTGCGCCCAGCAACTTCGCCTCATGCGCCTCACTGCATTCTTTGATAGCGCTCGCCACCAACTCGGCTTCCGTTCTGGCATTACTGAGGCCATGCTTTCTGGCGATCTCAATGGGCATAGAGGCGATGATTGCCCCCGACAGTTTCATGACGTAAGCGGCGTATTTTTCCGAGCCACCTTCGTTTTTCAGATAGCGGAATAAATTCTGCTTGTTGACCGCGATACCGCGGCCCCCTTCCTTCGCCCACTGCTCTGCCACCAGCTGAGCGATCTTTTCCTGAGCCTGGCCGGGCAAAGTGGATTCCCATTCCCGCACTGCAGCTTGTATTGAACGGTGCTTAAGGTTATCTCGCCGATGCGCCATAAACTGATTTTGAGTTTTCAGCGGTCCGGCCAGGCGTTGGTTATGATGTTGATATGTAGCTGACTGCATGATTAAGCCTCCTTCTGAGGTAAACCATCTGTTGCGTTGGGATAGAGGTCTGGA